GCTTACTCCGTAGTTTACATCAGAAATACACGGATTGTGTACCTGGTGTAAACGCCTGACCGAGACCTGATAGGATGATCACGTGGTAGTACAGATTTGCTCCAAAGATATTATCAACTACGCCGTAACGTGTTAGCAAGCCAACACGAGGTGCGAAGTCGTTAGGACCAATGGTGCGTTGTACCATGACAGGAATGTATGGGCAATAGATGATACCGGTGTCGTAAAACTCCGGACCTTTATAACCCAACAGAGCGTACTCAAGACGCGTACTACGATTCGTAGCAGAGATCACTGTACCACCACCAGCGGTTGTTGTACCGGCTGATGTAGGATAAGTGGGCTGATATTGTGAATCGTATTGCGCTTCAGTGCGTGTGTCACGGTAAACGTTGAATCTGCCACCTAGAGAACCTACTTTAGCCACTCCGACAGGTTGCGTATTGACATTGCCCTGAACCGGGACCCACTGGAACTCTGGCAACATTTCCAAGATAGCACACACACGAGGTGTAGCTACAATGAAGTTTGCAGAGCCGCGGCGGTTGCGGACAGCAATACGGTTAGCCTCAACGATCAGTCTCTGATAGAAGTCGCGGTTGCGTTCAACCAGCCAACGACCATCAGCAGAAGCAGGGGACCAGACTGAGAAGCCAAATCCTAATCCTGCGTTCAGAGCGGTTTGGATCATTCGAATAATCATTTCACGGTCGATTTCGGCCTGTAACTCATAGCTCATAGCATTTGTGAGTTCAGTGTCGATATCGATACCGTTCATATTCTTCAGATCCTGTTCCAACTCTACTGACCAACGAGCCGCTAAACGACGAGTACCGGCTTCAACTGCAGTCTTTTCAAAACTGACCACGATCTGGGGAATATTGCTAGTCAACTCAAACTGGCTGAGGATCTTAGCAACACCTGTGTCTTGGACAGTGAATGCAAACGAAGCGTTACCTGTCAACGCGTTGCTGGATGTACCAGTAAAACGTGTATCGAGGAATTGATACCCTAATTCAGGGTTCGCTGAGGGAGCATACGCAATGGTGTTAGTCGCATTGCCGGAGGCATCTAAGCCACCAGCCTGGTTCTGTGCACCCAAATACGTAGTCTCATACTTGTAACGGAGAGCAAAAGCAAGTCCAACGGGACCACTCATGGGTTGTACACCAACGATTTCGTTGGTTATCAACTCAGGAAAGGTACGGCGAATCATCGGAATGAGGATCTTTGGCAGACGGGCATCACCTGGGGCATAACTGTTATCTTGGTTGCCAGGAAACTGGCCGCCAGTATTACCGTTATTAGCCGCTGTACCAAACATACCGTTACCTCCGGATGTGTTGGTCGCTTCAAAGCACCATTTTTCTTGGTTTTCCAAGAGGATGGCGGTATTGATGCGGGTGTGATCATCTTCGATCGGGCGAACATTCTCTGATTTGTAGTCCAATACTGGACCCCATTTCTCGAGAAGTACCTTAGCGCGATTCTCATCGATATAAGCTGTTGATGGACGAATTGTATTCATACTTTTACTCCTTTATTGTTCTTCGACTCTTTACTTTTTTGTAATTTTCCAATTTCTTGGAATCAGATATGATCAGGTTGGAACCTCATTTTAATTCTATCAGAACTTATTCAGTTCTGTTAAATACGTTCTATTAAGACCGGATGATTCCTGGGTCTCATTAGCTTCTACAGATTCTGTTACGGGGCGATCTACTTGCATAGCTTCCATACCAGTGACTGCTTGTTCTTTGAGAATTTCTAAACGGTCCTCTTCTTTTTTATCAAAGAGGTCTAGAACATAATCAAAATTTTCAGTAATGTATTCGGCATTTTTGCCTTGTAACATTTTCTTCATGTAGCTTTTTTTGGCATCGGGCAGATCCGCTGTGGTTTTTTCAAGAACCAATTCAGCAGATTGTTGTTTGAAGTTTTCATTTAGCTCTTTATATTGAGCTTGAACTACACCTAAACTCTTTCTATAATCTTCTATAATGGTCTTACCATCA